ATCTGCTGCACGCCACGCTCACGCAGCGCATCGTTGGCGCGCATCAGCAGTCGCACGCCCAACCCGCGCACCTCGGGTGCCGTGTAGAACATCGTGTGGTGCCCTTCCCTGATGTCCGGCCCGTCAAGCGATGGCGCGACAATCGACACCAGATACCCGAAGCAACGTCCGTTGGACCGCGCCGTCATAACCTGCAGAGCGCCGATATCGTCCAACCCCTGGAACAGCGGCACATTGAAATCCAGCCCCGCCTTACGTCCGACCAGTGCAGCGTGATCCGTAATCAGCGTCTCAGCATCGCGCACGAAGTCGGCGAACGGTTCCACGTGAAACGTCATGCCGTCGAACTCGCGCTCGGTCGGCCGCATGTCGGCGCGTATCCGGTGCGCGGCCAGCCCGGCTAGTTTCTTCAGTTGTGGTGCGTGCGCATGGTAGTAGCGGATGGTCAGGCCGAGATTGTCCTGGATGTTCACGCCATCCAGCATCGCGTGCCAGCGGGCATCGAACGGATACGGCAGGCAGTGCTGCCACAGGCGACGGCATCCGTCCTCGGTCGCCAGATCCTCGAACCGCACCGAGAGCACGTCCGGCAGCCGTCGTTCGATCTGATCCAGCTTGCGGTCGATCCGCATCATCGCCGCCGTCGTCACGTCGGTATCGAACGCCCCTGGTGCGACCGCCTGGAGGCTCGCCACAACGTCCGCGACAGGCCGTCGCACTGTCGCCACCCTGACATCGCCGAACCGCCCCAGCATACGCCAGAAGGGCGCGGCAGCCGTCTCAACCGTCCCGGTGCAGGGCTGGCCTATCCACGACGCGATATCGTCTAGCGATCGGCAGTGCTTGATCTCATCATGGCCACATTGCCAGTCGCCGTATGTCAGGAACCTGGCAGTCCACGCGGTGCGCGACCGAGGCAGCGCGAAGATAATGAACGTCACCGCATCCTACGCGCCGATATCACGCCGCTCGCCGCCACCGACCCCGAACTGAACCCGGCCAGGGCACTGAGCGTCACCACCGTGCCGACACTGACATTGCGCCGCACCGGAGCCGCAGCCAGCCGCCAGGTGCCGCTGCCGGTCGGGATCGTCGCCACCATCTCGTTGGTCAGCACGCCGTCGATGCCCACGCCGTAGCGCGTCGATGCCGCTGCGGTAATGGCAAACGTCACGCCGCCGCTCACATCCCAGTCTCCTGGCGTCAGCGTCAGCGTTGCCACCGTCGTCACGGCATTGGCCGGCATGCCCACACTGCCGCTCGCGGTGAGGTATTCACCCACATCGCCGGACTCCGCATCAGAGCCGTCCACCACGCCCTGGTCCAGCACCTGCAGCTTGTCGGCCACCCGCTGCTGATAGTCCGTCCAGGCGTGGCTGAACTGTTGCCCGTCCTTATGCTCCGACAACACCGGATCGTAGAACGGCGGCTCCAGGCTGCGCGGGTTAGCCGGCATCAGTGCGCCCCTGGCTGGATGTCTGCGTCCACGGCATACAGCCTGGTAAGCCCGTGGCTACTGAGCCGAAACGTGCGCTGCCTGAACGAACCCAGCCGCGTGGTGTAAACCCGGTGTCGCAGATCATCCGACGCACCGGACGACATAGTCCGCCCCGCCGCCCACGTCCGGCTGCCATCGTCCGACCACTCCAGCAGCAGGTTGCCAGGCGTGGACGCACCACCGACCTCCATCTCCACCTCGACCCGCGCACAGAACGCCCGTCGCGTCTCGGCCCACAGCGGCGGCAATGTCGCCTGACGCAGCACGGCAACCCCCGCGTCAGTCGCCTGCATGCCGAGCGTATAGAGCTGCCCCGACGACCGATCGCCGTACAGATGCAGCGAGTTGTTCTCCACCGCCGCCGAAGCAGCCCGCCACGGCAGCGTGCCGTCCGTGCTGGTCGATCGCTCGTGCCACACGCCGCCCGTTATGTCGTAAACCAGCGTCCGCTGATCCAGCGTCGTCAGGCAGTAGAACCAATGGCCCCGGTAGGGATGCGTGAGCGCGGTCAGGGCGACCGAGTTGTCACCGATGATCGCCTCGATCGCGTGCGTCGAAACCCGCGTCGCCTTGTAGCCGTTCGAGCCATAGACCACCCCGTCGAGGCCCACCCACCACACGCTCTCCTCGGCGCGACAGACTGCCTGCGGCGAGCCGGTGCCGATATCGATGATGCCACCACTGGCCCGGCGAAACGGAAAGTCGGCATTGCCGCTGTCATACCAGACCTCAAAGCCGGCCTCGCCAACGGTCCAGACCTGACCGCGATGGGTGATCACCCGGCGGATGATGTTCGGCAGCGCGTCGGAGAACGCGAAGTCGAGCGCATCGTACGAAAGCGGATCGAGCACACGGGAGACGAACCACTGCGCCGTGTCGCCGAGCGACGAGAACGCGAAATACCCGTCAACGTATGTCACCGACGTGGCGCCAGGAAAGTCGGGGTCCGTGATCTGGTTCAACGGCTCGCCGGGTAAGTGCTTGCAGGTATAGGCACGCGGCGCGACGCACACGACCGCTGCGGTAGGCCCGGCGGCGATCGTGACAAAGCTGTTCCACGGCGATGTGCCGGCGTCTGCGGTGCCAACGTCCGCCAGCATCTCGACGCTAGGCGCTCCGCCGGTCGGGAACGAAATGCGGTAAAACTTCGTGCCAGACACTAAATACACAACGCCCGGCTGGTCGTCGTTCAACGCCCGTATCGGCCCGGTGCCCACCGACAGGTAGTCCACCAGCCCCGGCGTCGAGACCAGCGCTGCGGTCGTCCGCGCATCGGCCGGCTGCTTCTCAGCCATCAAATTCACGAGGCGCTTAGACACCAACGGCAATGACGGATGCTCGTAGCTCTCCAGCGGAAACGGGATGCGCTTCATCCCCTGCTTCGGAGCCAGCGCCGTCTTCAGTGCGTCGAGCGTGTCGGACATCGGCGCTACACCACGTTGCTGACGACGCTCTTGGCTGTCCCCGTGCCGCCATCGAACGTGCCACCAGTGACATTGCCAGAGCAGACGTTGCCCATCACCACGTAGTGGTCGCTCGCCCCGGTGGCAACATAGATGCCATAATGCTGCCGATTAGGACCGAGCATCAGCCGGTGCCAGCCGCCGGGACCGCAGGTATTGCCGATGAGACGAAACCCGCTGACACCAGGCCCGATCGCGATGCCGTGGCCACCGACACCGGGTGGTGCCGCATAGTCGCCGATGTTGTTGTTGTACACCTGAGTGTTGCTTACTGACAGATTGGTGCCGCCGTTGAACTGGAACCCGTGCGCATAGTTCTGCAGGACGTGCCCGTCTGCCCAGGTGAACCCGTCGAGCCTGCAGCCGACCTCGACATGCACGCCACTTAGCCCAGCCGTTGCGGCCCAGCAGTTATTGCAGACGATGTTGCCGATGATGCCAGTGCCAACGGTGTGGAAATACCAGCCGTCCTGCGTCGAGGTATCCGCCAGGACCATATCGCAGAACACGAACGCGACCATGTCGCCATCTTCCGGCGCCATATGGACGCCGATCGTGCAGAGGATGATGTTGATGGCACTCAGATAGACCCCGGAGCAGTTCTGCAAGAGGAAGCCGCCGCCACACTGTGCGATGTCGCCGTCTCGTGCGGTGAAGCTGACAACCGGAGAGCCGTCGGCACCGATCCAGAAGGCAGAGCCGGTGCAGTTGGCAATGTAAAAGTCCACCCACCGGCACACACTACCATCGATGCCAGCCTCCACCCGAAAGCCCTGGTAGGCATTGGTGAGCTGTATGTCCTGATAGGTGCAGACCGCTGCGCGTCCCGTCTGGCAGATACCGACGTGACCTGTCGCCTGCTGGCCGAATGGAACGAAGCCCAGGCTGGCAATCGAGATGTAGGACAGAGAGATGTCGGAGTGAACCAGCAGCCAATCGAAGGTCGAGCCGGCAACCGGCTTGATAACCGAGGCGGCCCGCCCCATCCCCAGCAGCGACACGCCGGCCTTTGAGATTGTCAGTGTGGCACTGGTCTTATAATTCCCTGGCGGAAACAGCACCGTGCCGCCTGTGGGCAAGGTCTGCACGTAGTTAATGGCGGCCTGGATCTTCGCCGTATCATCGGCCACACCGTCGCCTACCGCGCCATAGTCCATTACCGACACCCACTCACCGGCCTTGGTAATCACCGATCGGGTGATACCGCCGGTCCCTGGTGCGGTGTAGCTGTTGATATAGGTCTTGAGCGCCGTGGCCCCGAACCGACCCGATCCGGCACGTTCGCCGACAACCGAAGATGCATCGGTGACGGCACCGATATCCGGCATCTCGACAATACGGATGCTGTCGGTCTCGACGATGGGTGTGCCGCTCCGTGCCACCACCCGACGAACGCTATGGCTCATGCGAACAGGTGCTCCTCAGGATCGTCGGTATGGATCGGAATGTAGTCGTCGGTCTGCAGGTGCGGCGTCACAGCCAGGAACGGAGCGCCGATCTGCCGCACGACGATGCGGCCGGTAGTCAGCACCTCGGCGCCGTAGGTGTCGTAGTTGAGCTGCACGGCCCAACCGCAGCGGCGTGGCCACGGCACCAGGGAACCGGACGGCAGGAAGAAATCGAACGCGCCGACGACGCCGCTCGGATGGGTGCCCACCACGCTATGCAGCAACTGCCCGCAGCGTGGCAGCAGCAGGCCGTAGTCATCGTGCCAGCCCTGGATGTCGGCCCAGACGCTGAACACCGCTGACGGCCCACCGATGCCCCCGGACAACTCGATGCCTTGCGCGCACGGGTTGTCCGCATCGACAATAGTGACGCGCAGATAGAGGCTGTCGGCGACCGCAAGCACCAGGTCGCGGCGCGGTATGTGCAGCATCGAGGTGCGCAGATACGGCACCGTCATTGCGATGGAGGCCACGGCTTGCTCCTAGGTTGCGACGAACACCACGACGGTCGCAGTGGCAGGCGGTGTGGGCGGCGCTGTAGTGTCGTTGAGGATCGTGTCGCGCACCGGGTATTGCCGTGCGGTATCCTCCTGGA